TATTTCAGGGACAATTCCTGCCACTGCATACTTTTTAAGTTTGGTTTTGATGCTTTCTTTAACTAAATTGGGTAAAAAGTCGCCAGTTCGAGGTTTTATGCTAATAAAAACCTTTCCATATTGAGGTGGAACCAATTCTTCTCCTCCAAAAACAGAAATTGACTCTGTTTCAGGATAAATTTTCGCTGGAATTAACGTTTCATAATCATTTGAACTCACAGCACGGTTTTGTGAGGAATAAACACGCGGTGCATACTTTTTAACTGAGTCTACACTCTCAATTACTTCTCCTCCGGAGGATTGAAGGACTGTTTCTAGTAAAGAAATGCCTGAAGTAACAGAATAATTCAATCCATTTCTCACATAAGTTAATTTTCCAGCATAAGTGAAGTTATTAATGCCATTTGCACTGTCTCCACTAGAAATCATGTAATCTACAACGATATAATTACCTTCTTCTAGTTTATTTCCGAAAATATTGTCTCCAAAAAAGATTTCATATCGCTCATCTTCAATTTCTTGTAAAAAATAGACCTTAGATTTGCTATCAATATCAAAAAGATTGTTTTGAGAGTTATATTTTGTGCCTGTTGTGGAAGAAGAGTTAGATTTAACGGTTACAACCATCAAATCAGTATCAATTCCGGTATTTGGAAGTTTAAATCTTTGATCGGGGTTTAATGCACTAAATGTAAAGGTACTTGTTAAGAGAGTTCCTTCATAAACTTTAATATTATCGAAGTTAGCAAAGGAATTTCCGTCTGAATCAGTAGTAACTGGAACAGTAATATCTTCTAAAATACCAAATACATAGGCATCATTACCAAATGTCCCCGAAGTCGCTGCTACAGGTCCTTTATTGAGCGTTAGAGTGGCAGGAGCAGGGGTTACACTAGTTACATCAACTACAAAATTAATCGTTGCTACAGACGCTTTACGGGATCTGGGAAGGTATCCTATATTCCGTGCTAAGGAAACTACATTTTCTCGTAGTGTAGCACTATCAATGAAGACTTCATTAGACACCATATTTGCATTATATGATGAAATGTAGGTATTATATGCCAAGACATCTAAAATTGTTGAAAGATTGGATCCTTCAAAATCATAATCCGTAAAATTGGAATTGGATCTCAAATAATCTTTAAGAGATATCTTAACTTGATCAAAATCAAGGTTAGAAAAGTTAACTAATGGCATTTTACCTAGTCGGCTGCAAAGCGAATTGTAATTCTTGGGCAGGAACGTCTGCTCCTATGATCTCATAACGAATAACAGCATCAAATTCATAATCATCATAGTTGGGATGAACTGATACATCTATTAAATCTACTCTTGGTTCATAGTTTACAATAGAATATTCAATTTCATCTTGAATTTCAGAAGCAGTAATATCATCTACGTTTTCAAAAAGTAATTTAGAAACTCTGGATCCAAAATCTTCATCAAAAAATTTCTCACCAGGTAAAGTAAAGACTATATTTCTTATAGAACGAGAAATTGCAGTCTCATTTTTAAGGCCAATTAAGTCATTATTAAGAGGATTACTCTTAAATGTCATGCTTAAGTCCTTAAAACCTTGACTAACTCGTTGTAGAGGCATTTATTACTATAGTATAGAGTTATTATTGTTTATTTATTAAGGATTTTTACGTAATAATCATGGTTTGATCGTCATAATCAAGTCCATCATCCTCATATAGGTCGTTTTGTATCCTTTTATCGCTTTTTTTAGGTGTAATCTTATCATTTGCAATTTCACGAAGCATCTTTTGGTGTTGATGGTTCGCTAAATTATCTAAAAAATCATTAGTTTCGTTCATTTTTACTTAGTGCATATGAAAAAAGACCCTTTCGGGTCTTTATTATTTATTTTCCTTGTCCTCGGTACTTTTTCTTTGCCCTATTTCGAGAGGAAGCGGCATACTTAGTATGTTTACCCGTTCCTTGTCGAGTTTTCTTTGGGATTGTTTCTACAAATGTGGAAGAACCCCATGCTCCGCTTTTAGTTTTTACTGCCATAATTTACTTCGAGAAACGCCGTTTAGATAATTCGAGTTTTTTCGTGCCCAACCCTTATTCTAGGATCGCACCAGATGTCCCATCCTTCCTCGATTGCATCGAGACAGAACGAAACGTCTTCTCCACACATATCCTGAACTGCACCAGACTCAAACTGTTGCATCTTAGGAGCAAACCAAGGATACTCTAGTTTTTCAAAAACACCTTTCTTAATAAGAACCCAACCAAATCCAGTGTAATCAACTGTAAAAGGCTTCTTTCTTTTCGAGATGCTTTCGACGGTCTCGTGGTTCATAACACCACCATTCTTGCGGAAATCTTCTTCCTCTAACCAGTGTGCGACAGAAGTAGTGCTGCCATCTTCAGTGGCATACCAACCAGCAGCAATAGAACGTTGGGTAAGAAGTTCTTCATTCCAACTTATAATATTACCTGCATCATCAGTGGTTGCTGCTTCTGCGGGAACTGCAACATCGCATAATTGCCAGAACTTGTTAGTATCAAAGACAATATCGCTATCAATCCAAAGTTGATAATCATACTTTAACTTACCATCCCAAGGAACCTGCTTAGGTCCTCTAAGAACATTCGCACCTAAGCACTTACAACGTGCAAAGTTAACCATTGATGAATAGTCCTGGGATATCTGGATAGACATACCGTTCTGAACCATATCAAAGCATAACTGCACGAAGTTCTTCAAAAAGATGTAAGAACATCCACGTCCTGGAAGACAGAACACAATGGTCTTGCCTTTCATTCTTTTTTTAATTGCATCAATGTTCCATTCATCCTTCTTTTTAGGTTTAGGAGCATTGGCTTTAACAGTAAATCCTTTAGCCATAATTGTTTAGTACCTTCAATTCAATTATAGAGTAATTATATCTATATGTCAATCTTTATTGTCTAGGTGCGTGAAACACTACACTAATTTTAAATTCATAGAAATAGACATCCTTGGACTATCTTGTTGATGTGGTTTAACACAGTGTAAAAGATCTGCAGGAAAGACTAATATATCTCCTGCATTACATGTATAGTTAATCGAATCTACTAATCCTACTGAACGATGTAATTTAGTTCGTGCATGTTGTAAAGGATGTTCAAATTTAATTGTACTATAATTTGGTGTTAGATACCATACTAAAGCAAGATGCATGTCAGGATGAGTATGATGCCAATTAAAACTTCCCTTTTCGCTAATGTTTAACCACCAATTATGTAAGGTATATTCTGGAAGTTCTTTTAAAGCTTCCTTTACATATTCCAGAGATCGTTTGGGAATACTACTGAAATCATAATTAAACGGAGTCTGATATCCTCCTACATTAGATACTCCTTCATTAGGAACTGTATCCTTTACCTCCATTCCCCAGTTAAAGGTATTTTTTGTTATTGCTAAATTCTCAAAATTATTTCTTGTCTCTCCATCAAAATAATATATCGGAGTTGGAAAATAAAACTCTTGTCTTAATGGCATTAATAACTAGGATCCCCTATCGGATCTTGCCAAGCAACTGATCCTCCCCCATGTCCAATATCTGCTTCGACCTTTGTAAAACTTAGATCCTCTTCTGTATAATCTGTCTTCATTAATCCTACCATTGCTTTCAGTTCAGACCATTTCTCTTTAAATTCTGTTTCGCTTAAGCAATTATATAAGCAGCGGTCTTTTGCATATATGTGATATATTTCTTGATCTCCTGTTATGTTCACCGTGTAGCCTGACATATTTCTATGGGGGATTTTTTCTATATAGCAAACCTTGTGGGGTCTAAAAATTTTTTCGCAATTTTTTTATATACAACTCGCATGTACCCACTTTTGTAGGTTAGGGACTTTCGGTTTTTTTAAAACGGGCAACGCGCCGCACGCAAAATAACACGCAAGGGCATAAAACACTGTCCTAACTGTCACTAACTATCATAACATGTAAAACAGCAAGTGTCAACAACTGTGTATACACTAAGTAACAACGAACGGGCACATATTATAAAGGGCAGAGTGTTAAGAACTCCGCCCTTATTTGTCCTTTAATTGTTGTTACTTATAGTGGGGTAGATTGCACCTCATAAAGGTCATCGAGAACAGCAAGGATTTCATTGCCATTTGTTGCATTT